CGCACCCCCCGCCGCTACCATCGTCACCGCCAACAACGATGCCTTCGCCGAGTCCGAATGCTCAAACATCGTCTGGGCTATCGCCACCGCACACCTGTTCATCTGCCCCTTGATCCTCTCAATCTCGTCCGCAGACATGCCCTTTTCTTCCATCTCAATAACCCCCATCATCCACAAATGATTCAAAAGCCAAACAAGCCTCTTCAATAATCTCTTGCCTAACCTCCTCAGACAATAAATCAGAAATGTCCACCCCACCTAAATATGCATGGAACACGGACCAAGACTCACCCAAACCAACACTGTCGTCAGCCTCCTCAACCTCCAACCAACACTCCAAAGTATGTTTTTTCTTGCCAACCTGAAACTCATAGGTATAACTAACCAAACCATCAAAAGGATTGAAATCACTCATGGCCACGCTCCTTAAACAAACCTAAAGGACCACTTTCGTCATACCAGTCATGTATCTGCTCAAAAATGTCAAAAAAATCATCCTCAGTCAACAAAGCAGTAATGTCCAAGGACAACGGCCCATGGACCACGTGTACATCTTTTACAAATGTTTCGTCCTGACTGTTCTTTCCGTACGTTACTTGAACAGGAATCTTTAGCAAAAGATCTGCTGTCTGTAACTGGGTTAATGGATCTCGGTGCATACTCTTCTATCCTTTCTTAAATTACATGTGTTAGGGACACGTAGTATCGTTTAGAGAACACTACATGTCAAGTACATTTTGTGGTGTTTTTCATAGGGGTTTACCCTAATATATATCGTTTTAGATATATAGAATAGGGTTTGTTATGCAATTTTGAGGATCCCTATAGGGATTTTTAGGGTAAGAGGTGTTTTTTTTATTTTTTTTGTGGGATTTGACGTAATAGACGTAATGCCGTAATAAGTGAATGAAATCAAGTACTTACGAGTGTACAGTACATTACGGTGTAAGAATAGACGTAATTTACTGGGGTGTCCCTACGAAAAGAGGAGGCGATTTTTTTTTTACTACTCTTCCTCCAAAATCCCTATATAGGAGGCCTTAATTGAACATGCCCCTGCCCTGCCCTTGACAGATAGAGTTACTTTATCTATACTTTCTTGCTAATTGGTTTTTTCTTTTTACGGGAGTTAGTCCTTGATACAAATCGAAGCAAATATCCCCCTTCCTGAGGACCGTACAACCTACCCTTTTAGGGACATGGAGACGGGCGATAGCATCCTTTTTAAGGACGAAAAACAGGCTGCCTCGGCTAGGGTAGCCGCTATACGTTTTGCCAAGGTCCACAGGCCCGGTTGGACCTTTTCTATGCGCCGTGTTGAGAACGGCTGGCGCTTGTGGAGAACTGCATGACCAAGCGGGATGTCTGGAATGTGCCTCCGATTGTTCCGGATAAGGCCAAACAACGGCTATCTAGCGAAGTAACCCCTTTGCGCAAGCAGCGTAGAGTCCTGAACGCCAAGGAATGGAAGTTTGTGCAGGAGTATGTCTCTGGCGATGGCCGGGTGACTCTGAAAGAGGCCGCCATGCGTGCGGGGTACAAAGAGGGCTCAGCCTCGGTAATGGCGTGGAAGCTAACCAACCCCAAGGAATATCCGCACGTAGTGGCTGCAATACAAGCCTACCGCGCGGAGTTGGCCTCGAAGTACAACACTTCGTACGAGCGGCACATGAAGGACTTGCAGGAAATCCGCGATAAGGCATTGGCTGCTGGCGCGTTTGCTGCTGCCGTGCAAGCGGAATACCGGCGCGGCCAAGCCCTTGGCACAATCTATGTCGAACGTAAGGAAATTCGGCACGGGACAATTGACTCGATGTCCAAAGAGGAAGTGCAGCGCAAGCTGGACGAATTGAAAAGGCTTTATGGGGGCCCTCCGCCAACTGCTTTGATTGACGCTGACACGGGCAAAGTGTTGGATAGCACTGAACGGGAAAAGGATCCGGCCTTTGATGCAGGCGTGCCTGAACCCCCGTTAGATGTTTTTGAGATAGACCGTGGCGACGACACCTGAGGCGCGATTCTCTGCACGCGTGCGGGACGGCTTGAAAGGTGTTGGCTGCGACATTGAGCGAATCGAAAACCGCGTCAACCTCGGCGTGTCTGACATGCTGGTGGGGGTGTTAGATTGCTTTGTCACAGTGGAATTGAAAGTTGTTTCCCGTGGTTTGAAGGTTACTCTTCGACCGCACCAAATTGCTTTTTTGACTCGACATGCTTTGATGGGCCGACCTTGCTTTGTGCTTGTCTTGAACCTCGACCGAATATTGCTCTTCCATGGCCGCGATGCTGTTGCCCTTGCTGCTGAGGGCCTTCGGCTGCCGCCGCTGGCGGTTTGGCCGTCGCGGGGCATGGATTGGCAAGAGCTTAGAGATAAGCTATCGATATTGTCGGATTGATTAAAAAAAACAACTGGACAATTTCCCCGGCTTTGGCAAAATAGGCGCTGTCGCAGTGGTGCGGCTAACAGAAAGGATAGATTAATGAAAAAACCCGTTTGCGTTTATTGGGCGCACGCCCGCCGAGACGACCCTTCTATGATTTTCAAATTAAAACGCGAGGCGCTGCAGTGGGGGCGCGATAATTTCGACGGGCTTTTTATTGTGGAACCGATCAATAAAGCCAAGCTATCGGAACGGCTGGACTATTTAAAAAAACAATTGGGAATTGTGCCGGAGCTGGCCTATACTGGCCGCTCATTAATCAAGAAAGGATAGAGTCATGTTAAAAACCGTTGCAATATCAGCCAACAAAAAAACCGGCCCCATCGCGGTCACTTATCGCGCTGGGGAACATGAGACCTATGGCACGTGCCCGCGCACGTGTGCGCTGCACCCAAAAAGCGAAACCGGAACCGATCATATCGACGCGGACTATTTGGCCGCTGTATATGACGCAGTCCCGCGCCGGGGTATGGCATGGGCTTATTCTCACTTCGCCGCTGAGGCGCTGCCAAAACCGAAACCCGGAAAGACGACGATTAATGCAAGCTGCGACACTATCGCGGACGCGGTGCGCACTGTAGAGCTTGGCCGCCCGGCGGTATACGCTGCACCGGTGGACACTGCCGAAAGCTGGCCGCGCAAAATACACGGCGTGACATTCGCCCGTTGTCCCGCTGAGCTGGCCGAATCGTTCACATGCGCGGATTGTGGCGGCGGTTCCCCGTTGTGCGCACGCGGTGACCGTGATTTTGTCGTTGTATTTGTTGCCCATGGAACCGGAAAAAAACGTGTAGGCACTGACGCGGCGGGCGGCTGCTATGCGGCCAGTGGTCCAACCGCGATACAGTGGCACGGGACACGCAAAACCGGCCACGCCAATGACGCGCAAACCCTCCGCGAATTTGCCCGGGGTTTGCCCGTGGGTTCGATGCTGCGGCACCATATCGCGGGAGACGTGGGGCGCGAGGTGGCAGCGTGCTAATAGTGGCGGTGTTATTGTGGCTTTTTATTGGCTGGCTGCTCGATAGATACGGTTAATTGAAAACCCCGAACCGATAGGAACAATTCAATTGACCGGCGCGGACAATAGACTAGAATTCAAAACATCGATGACCGGGCGGTTATCGATTCAACCGTAAGAAAGGATAGAGTAATGGCACACATGATAGACACCACAACCGGCGCGGCTGCAATTGCATACGCGGGCAAAACCCCTTGGCATGGCCTCGGTCAAGCTTTGAGCGCGGATGCGGACATTGCAACATGGACACGCGAAGCGGGCTTAGCTTATGACGTGCTTGAGTCCCCCGTACTGTTCCGCACCGCAGCAGCGAGCGAACTGGAGGCATTCAAGGGGCGCAAAGTATTGCACCGCAGCGACACCGGCGCACCGCTGGCCGTAGTTTCGGACGGTTACCACGTTGTGCAGCCAGCGGAGGTTATGGGTTTTTTTGATAATTTGGTCAAGCTGGGCGGCTTTCAATTAGAGACGGCGGGCGCGTTAAGTTACGGGCGGCGCGTGTGGGCGCTGGCCTCGGTGGGCGCTGGCGCGGATATTGTGGATGGTGACACCGTTAAGCCTTATTTGTTGCTGGGCACGTCATACGATGGAACCATGGCCACAGTGGCTAAATTCACCACGGTTCGCGTGGTTTGCAATAACACCATCACCGCCGCGCTGGGAGATAACACGGCTGCTGTGCGCGTGCTGCACTCTGAGCGCTTCGATGCGGACGCGGTGCGGATGGAATTAGGCATTGTGGCCAATAACTGGGAGCGCTTTTTAATTGAGTCCCGCAAGCTGGCGGGCGTGCCCATGGGCGCGGATGCTGCGGACGCGTTTGTATCCGAGCTGCT